CGTTGAGTTGCGCGTTCAGATCAACGGGTTGTTCCGTGTCGGATGCCGTCTGATCGTCCGGTGGCACTGGTGTCTCCGTCCTGTTATTCGTCTATAAAACCGAGATTCGCGATCTGTCAATCTTTCCCTTGAAAAATCAATCCCTTATCCGGCTGCCAAAATCTCCCATCGCGCGCCGGATATCGTTGACCCGCTCCTCCCGCGTGGACAACTGAGGCATCGGCCCGCTGCTCGGAACCTCGTTCCCGACCTCGACATACCGATTGTCCCGCAAGAACTCGCGGTGTCGGGAGCGCGAGCCGATCACCACCCGCTTGCCGTCGCTCGCCACATCGGATGCCGCGGTTCGGTATGGCTCGATGTCGCGGATGATTTGCAGGCCGGACGGCGTATCGCGCGGGTAATTCGATCCCACGCCGATCTCAACCATCGCATCAAGAGTTTGATCGTACACATAGCGACGCCTCATTCCCGCCTGTCCTCCGGCATCAGCATTTCCTCGCCCTCGGGGTCGATCGGCTTGCCGCGCAGCAGCCGGCGCCGTTCCTCGTTGAACATATCCAGTTCGGCGGCCAGATCGGGCAGACGAGTAGCAGGTGTTTCGTCCATCACACCAACCCCGATCCGCTCGCCGCCGACATCTTCAGCATCCGCGCCTGATTGATCCGTTCGCTCGATCGCGTCTTCTCCGCCTCGATGGCGAGTTGCGCCTGATTGTGCTGCGCTTCGGCCTCGGCACGCTGCTGCGCCGATTGCGCCGTCAACTGCGCCTGTTGCGCCTTCTGGGCGATGGCGAGTTGGTCCGTCTGCGCCTTGGTTTGCGCCACGCCCATGTCCGTCTGTGCCTTGGTCTGCGTGTCATGGACCTGCGCTAGTAACTTAGCCTGCTCAAGCTGCGGATCGACGTGCGACCCGGCGCCCGCGCCCTTCGGCGGCTGCGGGGGCATCTGGCCGAGCACCTGAAACGCCTTCTCGAACGACTCCTCCAGCGTCCGCGCCACCCGGAACCCGCGCACCGCGAACATGGCGATTTCCGACGCCAGTTCCGCCATGGCCGGATTGCCCTGGGCAATCGGCGTGATCTGCTGAATGAGGGGCACGATCTGTTGCAGGAAGTTGACCCGCGCCATCTGTTCGGCCTGCTCGTCCGGCGCGATCGTGCTGTCGGCCTCGATGTCCAGCTTGAAGCCGCGTATCCCGTCCTTCTTGATCAGCGCGCACGCGGCCTCGAACTGCGCCGTGCGTTTGGCGTTCTCCTGAACGACGGTCTGTTGCTGCTGATACGCCTGCATCCATTGCGCGAAGGCGGGGTTCGGTTGCGCACCGGGCGGAACGCCCACCGGACCACCCATACCTGGATTCATACCTGGAATCGCTGGATTCATACCTGGATTCATACCTGGATTCGGTTGTCCAGGTTGAGGCGGTGGCATCATGGCACCGCTCATGCCGACACCTTCGCCGCCGGCGACGTCGCCATGGCCAGAACAGGCGTGGGCGCCGTCGTGGTCAGCACATCATCAATCTGCGCCGCGAACGGGGTTCCGGACTGCTTCAACAAATCTCGCGCCGTGGCCAGTGTATCCCGTAGCTGCTGCTCGCTCGATTTGATCCCAGGGGTAATCGGTCCGACCGCCAGCGTCGCCATGGCATCCTCGCGGGACTGATACCCCGCCAACCGATCCGCCACGATGTTCGCGAGGCTCTGCGCCGTCATGCAATCGACCGTGATGGCCTCCGTGGTCGCGAGCGTGCCATCGGTGAACGTGACATGCGCCACCACGCCAAGACCGGAGGAGGACCGTTCGAAGCTATCGAGGTTCGCCGTCCATGCCATTAGCGGCATCCCCCTCCTGTTGTGGTCTGCCGCCGCGCAATGCCTCGGCTATGGCCTGAAACGCCGCCAATGTCTCGCGCTGCATATCCAGCATCCCCGCCATCTGGCCAGCCTGCCCGGTCGCGTGGTTCGCGGCGTCCATCGCCGCTTGCATGTGCTGTTCGGCCTGTGTCGCCACGGCCTCGATATGCTGGCGCCACGCATCCATGTGCGCGACCATCGCCGTCACCTGTTGCGCCGTGCCGTCATGGGCGGCCTGGGCGCGCCCGTGAGCCTCTTGCGCGTCTTGCGCGGCGACCATGGCCGAGCGGTTGTGCAATTCCGCCTGCGAGGCGTGGTGCGCCGCCATGCCGGCATGACCGGCCGCCGCGCCGGCGTGATCCTCCGCTGATGGCTCGTGCTCGGCGACCTGCCAATCGGGCTGAAGGGACGCGCTCATGGTGCCACACTCTTCAAAGAATGAGATTCCATATAATCCCCACAAGACCGACCATCAGAAGAAAAAGATCAAACTCGGCAGAACCGCTCATGATGCCATCCTTGGTTGCCCGTTCTGTTTCGTCCACCGCTGGCCATTACCGAACCGCGTGACTCTGCCCTCTTGTAACTGTGCCGCTGCCTCGGGCGGCAACGCGGGTGCCGTCTGGTCATTGGCCGGGGGCGCCGGTGCTGGCATCGGTGCCGGCAGGAACTGCGGCGGTGGCGGGCCAAGTTGTGGCACGGGCTCGAGTTGCGGATAGCCGGTGATCATCGAGATTGTCTGCGGCGAAAAGTGTTCCGCGATCACGGCGCCGATCAACCGGATGCTGTCCCGCGCGATCCGCGCCACGGCGCGCTGCTGCGGCTGCACACGGCGGGTCGAGAAGTTGGCCTTCAGTTGCTGCGCGCCAAGCGTCTCGATCGGTGACGTGGCGCCGCGCATGATGTCGCCGATGCCGGTGATCTCGTAAAGCAGTTCCTTCGTCTTGTCCCGCGCCGCGTAAAGCTGGATCAGCGTCTCGGCAATCTCCTTCAATGGCATCCATTGAATGAAGTTCGTCAGGCCGCCCTTATCGTTCCATGCCGCCCAGTCGAGGACGGGGATTAGCTTGTTCTCGATGTCCGGGCTGATCAGTTGCTCAAGCACCTGCTTCTGCTCGCCGGGATAGACACCCGACAGTTTCAGCGCCCGCGTGAGCGTGTCGATGCGCCCCGTCAGCGTGTCCAGTTCCCGCGCCTGATCCTGGTATTCGATATAATCCGGCACCGGGATGCGCTTGTCGTTCGTGGTCGTGGCAAGGAGCGGATCTGGCGACGGAAAGAAGTCCGGCAGGTTCAACGGATCATCAACCTCATCCAGCACCACGTCCGGTGTGCCGGGCGCGAGCCATATCACCTTCCCGGTCGTCTTGTCCCAGAACTCATCGACGATCGCCTTCTTGAAAATGTCCGGGGGCGCCTGCTTGTCGCCGGTCTGACGATCGGATGCCTTCGCGGCGAAGTCGAGATTGACCTTGCCGCCCTTCTTCTTGCCGAACCGATCAATCAGTTGTTCGCGGTTCATATAGGCACGATAGCGGACCCAGTATACCTCGCGCCACGTGCGAGCCGGACTTTCCCGGTAGTCCTCCCAGAACACGTAATTCATGCGCGCTTCTTCGTGGACCACCTCGCGCAGCGGGGCCGGCTTGTCGCCAGAGCCGGCGACCGTGGCCGCGTTGCTGTCCGCTTCCTCGAACTCTTCGGACGATCGCGGTTCGATTTCGTCGCCATAGCTTGGCACATATAGCACGCGCGGGACGCCACGCCCGGGCAGCAGCCGATCCTCGACCACCGCCTCCATCACCAGATCAAAGTCGCTGTTGTCCAGGCTGTAGCTTATCGCGCGTTCGAGCAGGATGCTAGCGAGGCGCCCGGTATCGTCCTGGTCTAACCATCGGCGCTGCACGTCAGGTTTCGGCGTGCGCGCGTAAAGCGCCGGCTTGAGCGTCTGGACGTTGGACCATAGGATGTTGAAGCGATGGACGTTGCGTAAGTCGTTGTTGCCGCGCTCGTCACGATAACGCTTGATGACCTCGCGGGCGCGTTTCTGCCAGCGTTCTTCCTCCTTGGCCGCGACGCGATCTTCTGCTTGCCAGCGCGCCCAGACAGCGGCCTCGCCGTCGCCAAAGTCCTCGAGGTCTTCAACGCGGTCGGGACCGATGACGGTGTCGCTCAAAATGGAACTTCCTTCACCAGCCCATCAACCAGAGCAATTCCGGGGATGCGCAATCTCGCATCTTCACCAGGAAATGCATCGCAACACGCCACGGGTGGATCAATGGATCGGAATATCTGGGTCATATTGCCGCCGCGGATAACCGCCTTGTGTTCAGCACAGAACCACCATCCGTCCGGGAACCCGTCCAAAGGAACCCATTGCCTGACATCCCATGGTCTCGACTGGGCGGGTGTCATCCGCCGACGCGCCTGCGGTCGCCGCCGAAGTCATGTGTGCGAGGGAACGGCGCGGGTGTGGTTGTCATAGACATACCTTCAGCGCGGCCCGCGATATCGTGCGCGACGAGCAGTTCCCGCCGCAGATCGCGGTTCGCGGCATCCATCGCCTGCTCACGTTCCCATGACGCCGCGAGTTGCACGCGCATGACGGCGATCTCGGTGCGTGCCTCGGCCAAACGATCCAACAGCACACGCTCAGTCGCCGTTGGTATCGGCAATAACACCATTTGCTCGCTCACTCGATCCTCCCCATGCTCTGTGACCGCGGCCGCGCGAGGCGCCACGCTTCGCCGAGGGTCATGTCCTTTGAGCCACGCAACTTAGCTGGCTCTTCCGGCTTCAGTGGTTGCACCATGCGGTCAAGCAATTGCCCGATCAAACCGAGTGCGTCCACCTGATCGTCATGCTTACCGACCGGGAACGTCATCAGTTCGGTCTCAAAGTCGGTGCGCCACTCGGCTCCCTCAGGATAGCGCAGTCCGTCAACTGCGATACGTCCACGGATGGACTGCGCCCGGATTGCCTTGTCGCCGCGGGTCGGAAAGTCATCACGCGCCACGAACGCTTTGCGCTCGCGCATGGCACGACGCAGAAACGGCCCGACACTGGCTTTGATTTGTCCGCTTTCCTCAGCCCACCCGAGCGGTTTCCACTGCCGCACCAGATCACAAAACGCCTCAACCCACACGTCCGATGATGTTTGACCGCGCCACAGATCGAGAAGCCAGAGTTGACCGTCGCTATCCATGCCAACAACGACATGCACCGTATAATCGCCACCGTCGCTGGTGACGGCGTAATCCGATGCGCCGTAAATCCGCAGGCTATCACGTGGCGGCATGACCGCGACCGGCATCAGCCATTGACGCTTGAAATAATCGCCACTCTCTGGGGCCGGAGATTGTTGATAGAGTGCTGACCACGTTCGCGAATCGCGCTTAGCCTCGAACCGCATATCATCCGTGAACCACTCAGGCCAGAGTGGATCACCGACAGATCGGCCTAGTGGGTCGTCCTGTTCAGCCTCCATCGGAAGCCGAAGCACATGCCAAGGACGACCGCCGGCTCGTATATCATCGAGTAGTCGGCCTCCCAGGTCAGTTTCGCTCCACCTGGTCATGATCAGCACCACGCGGGCGTTGGGACGCAACCGCGTCGATAGGTCCGCTTTCCACCATTCCCAGATACGATCCGAGACAATTTCGCTATCCGCTTCGGCCCTGGATTTCACCGGATCGTCGATAATGACCAGATCGGCCCGGCGCCCGGTAATCGGGCCAAGAATGCCAGCGGCGTAGTATTCGCCTCCTTCGGTTGTGCTCCATTGTCCCACGGCCGCATTGTCTCCTGACACGGCAACGCCAAGGGTTGGCGACCATTCCATGATCGTGTTCCTCACCCGTCGTCCGAAGCGTTCCGCGAGATCAGCGGTATGGGACGCGGCGATGATGGAATCGGAAGGATTGCGGGCCAGATACCATGCCGGAAACAGCATCGAGGCGTAGGTGCTCTTCGCGCTGCCTGGAGGCATGAGCACCATGAGCCGATCTATCTGACCACGTTCGACGGCTTCGAGGCGCGATAATAGGATACGGTGGTGCGCGGCTGGTCTAAGGTTCTGATGCGCCAGCGCTTCAATGCACCATGCCTCCAGGTCCGTCCTGATCTTCCTTCGATGTAGCAGGAGGGCCGCTACCTGCGGCAATGATAGCGAGGAGATCGGCGTCCTCGGCTCGGGCAACAGGGACGTGATGTCGGAGGTCAACGACCTGTCCCGGCAGACCGTAACCACGGTTTAGTAAAGCCACGGCGGCGGCCACACGTTCCCGAGGTTCCTTTAGCGCGCTTACGAGCGCCTTGATGGCTTCGGGCGTATACGTGCGTGCCAGCGCCTCGATGTCGTGCATGTTGGCTCGTCGGCCGCCTGGGTTGCCAGATTGGCCCTTTTTCCACGGCAATTTGATGCATCCCTGCTGTGTATATAGGCACAAATCTCCCAACCATTTGAAAAGTCAAGCACTATTTTCAGAACAAAACGCAACCACGAGCAAGACCCAGAAGGGTGCGCCGAGCAGCCACAGGATCAGTAGCATTGATAACAGCACCAGACTGAGAATGCCGCGCCGGCGATAAGGGCGATCAATAGCACGACACGAATCCACCGACGGGATAGCAGAACGCGGTGAGGCGGGGTTGGTAGGTTGGGGCGGCGTAGGCGTGTCCGGCGTTTTGTAGGCCGGTTCCGAGGACCATGAGGGCGGCGGAGGCGTCGTAGTCGGCCTGGGTGTATGGGCCGCAGGCGGTGAGGGCGAGGATGGCGGTGAGTGTGATGATGCGGGTCATGGGAATGTCCTGTTCCAAACGCCGTCGTCGGCTCTGCCGGGGGGTGGTGGGACGGCTCGGGTCTTCTCGTCCTGCATTTCCAGTATTTTGCTTTGGAGATATAGGATTTGCATTTTCAGTTCTTTGATTTCGCGCAATGCTTTGTCGAGGTTCATGTTCGATTCCTTTGGATGATATTTCGGATGGTATCGGCGGCGTGGAGTTGTTGGTCGGTTGGTGGCGCTGGCGAATCAGGCTCCCACCGGGACATGGGAACACGCGAGATTCCATTTCGGATCGCCTCGACCAGAAGATAGGCGAGTGACTGACCCGGTACGCGAACGGCTTCCACTTGCTCCATGATCTCGTGGGGTATGCGAAGCGAGACGAAGCGGGATCGGCGGTTATCGGATTGGTTTGCCATGACGCTGATATAGGATTGCGAGAAAAATCTGTCAATCATGTTTTATAGGGTTGACGTGTGAGACACTTATGGTTATATTCGCTCCATCGAAACGGACAGACGGAGCAACGACATGGCACACAATCCCGCATGGCACGCCGAATACCTCGTCCTCGAAAATGCCGAGGCGGCCGCCCGCGCTGCTTACCGCGTGGCGCGCGGAGCGAAGAAGGTGGCGGCGCTTGAGGTTCTCCGCGCGACTGGCAAGGCACGGTGGGACTTTGAGATGGCGGCGTGCCGGATCGTCAACGTCGGCCTCGATGGCCTCATCTGACAACCGGGGCTTCGGCCCCTCCATCGAAACAGACAGCCGGAGCGGACAGATGACAAACCTTGAGCGATCCTGCCTGAAGCACGCAGCGGCGTGGCTTCGCTACTCACGTTCGCCGCAAGCGCGGATTGATCTGGAACGAGACAAGGCGAAGCGAGCGGCGGCGGACAAGAAAGCGGGGCACTCGCAATTGTGCGGCATTGAGAAGTGCCACCCAACTTGCCGCGCCTGACACCCCGCGCGGTTCGCCGCGCCATGATGGAGATGATGAGATGACTGATCAATTGCTTGACCTGACACTGTTCGCGCCACTGGCTGGGCGCGCTGATTTGATGACTTTAGAGGCATCGCTGAACCGCGCTGGTGTGTACGGTGGCCCAATGAAGGTTCGCCGAGCGGCTCAGGCTTATGCGCGCCAGGCATTGGCGAACGTGGCGGGGATGCGCGGAACGGACATCGTGCGTCTGCGAGCGATGGCCACGGCGTTTTGACTTCCCCCGCGCGGTTCGCCGCGCATGAATGGAGACACAACATGAAGACCTTCACGATTATCACACTTTTCGCGCTTAGCCTTATCGTCACGGTTCCCGCCGTGGCGCAGCATTGCACGACGGTGTGCAACCAGGACGGGCGGATTTGCCAGACGAATTGCCGATAACCCCTGACGGAGAATGACGATGGCGACTTACACATTCAGCATCGCGACTTCCGAGTTCAACATCGAGACCGGGCAACCGAAGCGCGAGAAGTGGGTTCGGGCAGGCGATAGCGATGCGTGGGCGGAGCAGTTCGCGCGTCGTTTGTCGGAGGACCACCGGCGGACGGTGGTTCGGATACACCGCCCGGATGCGACATGGAGCATTCGGGCACCGACGGAGGGTTGACGATGGAAGATCCCGGTCCGCGTGTGGGCCGGTCAGTCTGAAGCCCGGGGTTCGCGCCTCGGGCTTTTGTTGTGTCGGGTAGCGGTCGTGTGGTCAACGCCATGCCATTCCCCTGAGCGTGATTTCCCGCTGTTCTTCTTCAGTCAGTGCCCGTTGATCGGGGTAATATCCTTGTCGCGCGGATGCCTGCCGCGCGGGGTCGTTCTGTGCGTCGTGGTGTCGTTTGGCCAGCATTTCCGCGGTGAGACGCCTGCGGAGCCAGATACCGGTCTTTGTCGCGGCGAACGGTTCCCACCCCTCCTGTATTTTAGTTGGTGCCCCTGGCGATGGTCCATCGGTGCATCGCCACATCACTTCCCATTGTTCGGTCATGCTGGTGGTGCCTTCCCTTGGCGTCCTCGCGCCCCCTGGGGCGGGTGTGGCGTCTGGCTGGTGTTGGTCAAGCGGCGTCGTCCTGATCTCGAAAGTTCGAAAAGTCTGTTTGGGTGAATGGCTTAATGGCGATGGTTGGGTTCTCCACCAGCCGGGTCATGGCGAAGG